TCATTCTTCCAAAAGAAACTGTACTTCTGGCGGAATGCCAATCCGTAGATAATAACTTTTACAGGATTCTTCTTGCTCAGGATTACTGCCTATGGATAGTAGCTTTACAGCAAAGACGTTAGCTTGACGCTCAAGCTTGCCAGGAGAGAAGTAAGAGCTTTCTTCCAGGAAAAAGCGGTTAATCCCCTTGTGAAGGCGATCATGTCCTAATTCATGCGCACAAACGAAGCGCTGCCACTCAATTGGCAACTCATTATGAATGACGATAAATCTTCTTCTTAGTTTTCGGTAATATAATCCCTTTGTGCCTGTCCCAAGGTTCATGAAGCGAATATGAATACCTAGCGCTGAGGCCAGCTCGAACGGACAGTTGGTTTTATATTTTTTAATCAGATTATTGATCAGTTCATCCATATTCTTCACCTGCAGCATGTTAGTGTAGTTATTAAGTGTTGTTGGATTTCTTTCTCTTGTTCATCTGTTTGGCTTCCCAGAATAAGCCGGTCAGTACATCTTTTATCCTCTGTTTGTCATCCTTGTCTAGTGGAATCCCATCAAACATCAGCTCTCCATCATCCTCCAGCATTTTACGGAAGTCACGTTTATCCTTGCTTGTAGCCCACTCTGGGACAATCTCTTCGGTTGGAAGAGTCTGTTCCTGCAAATACCCCGCTTGATCCATTAGCTCCTCGTACGGGACTCCTGTAGCCTCTGCTATTTTGCGTAATGTAGTTGGCTTAGGAACTCCTCTTAGACCATTTTCAATCCGTGAAATCTGTGATCCGCTAATACCTGCTGCTGCTGCCAATTGATTAATAGTGAGTCCCTTAGTTTCGCGAAGTTGCTTCATATAATCCCCAAAATCCTGTTTCATCTCAACCACTCCTTATAGACTGAAGCTTATGTAATTAATATAAGCCATTTTTGCCAATTGGTAAATAACAAAGCGTATATTATTGCCAAAAGGCAAGATAATGGAGGGAAAGCTATCCTTTTTCGCCCAAAACAGACTCAAACGGGGTTTTACGAGATTGGTAGAGAAGTGGTATATTATAGAAAAATACGAACAGAATACGAACACTTTTATATTTTAGCACATTGCTTAGGAAACTTCCGCAATTTAATCTCATTCTGTTAAAACCTAAAGGAGTGCATAAAATGATGAACATATCTGCTTTACCGGAGCTAGACCGTCGCCGAACCCAGGTCGCTATAGAGAGCATGTTGGAGAAATATCGCATTTTTAAGACCGTTACATTTGAGGCTAAGGAAGCCAGTACTACTTATTCGTATACAGAAAGATTTCATGGTCCTACGAATACTGTTACTGATCAGACTGCTGCGATAGCTTCTTATAATGTGGATATACCGGCTGCTAGGAGGGCTTTTTGCTCGGCGATAGACTCTGTGGTAGAAAGACTGGATACGAGGGAACAGCAATTAGTAAGAGAGCGTTATATGAAAAGAGACGAAACGTACGATTATACGATTTACAATCATGTGTTTGATCCACCGGTAAGTAAGGATACTTACGTGAAGATACGCTCGAAAGCTTTTTATAAGATGGCTTTGGCTTTAACGGATCTCGGACTACTGTCCCTTAACACTTTAATAACAGCACCTAGAGTGAAGAAAGAGAAGATTAGTATTACTTAAGAGATATAGACGGTTACTAAAGACTGTGTCGTCCGAGCGGATGATGCGGTCTTTTTTTTATGATTTTATGTTCCTCCGAAAAACCGCTCTATACCATCCCAAAGCTAGCTTAAACCTCGTCGGTATACCGTCTCTGCAAGGCAAATAGGGGTGTATATTTATAACATGGCAAATGAAGCAAAAAGAACACCGCAAGAGCATGAATGCTCTGCTAATAGTTCAACCCTAGTGGTGATGAGAACAAATCTAGCGGTGAAAGATTCTTTGGCATTGGCCTAGTATAGAAGGGTATTATCCAACATTGGATAGTATCCTTTTTGTTCTTAATTTTAGTAGAGGGGGTGTCTTCTTAAATGTTAATGCAATTGAAGGTTAACACCATCAAAGATCGGCGAACCGCCGCAGTTCAGAAAGGAATGGAGTGATGTCGGTACAACAATTACGAGAACACATAACCAGTGCGCTGGAGAGGTACTTTCCAGATGTGCCTGTATATGTGGAGGGGGAGAAACCTCAGACTGCATATTTTTATCCCGGACTGATCTCAGCGACACTGGATCGGCAGCGGGAAGGCAGGTATTTGGCGGTCTATCGCTTCGGTATCCGTTATGAACAAGGAAGTTTACTAGAAGCCGAGAGAATGGCTGATAAGCTAAGCGAGGCAATGGCAGGGATGGAGCAAGAGGGTGGTTCTTTTCGTGTAGTTAGGCAGGCCTGGGAAGCTGGGGCTGTGGGACATGGACCGCTTTTTACGACGGACTATATGGTGTATTTGCAAAGTGAGAAGCCTGACCCCATTAAGATGGGACATATGATAGGAGGAGAAAGACTGAAATGAGCACAAAGGTGAGTAATGGAGATCGTTTTGGTAAAGAGCAGATTGTGAATTCATCGCTTTTTACGGCTAAGGAAAAGGATGTGCTGAACGTTATTTTGCACGATGACAAAAGTTATACGATCGAAGAAGCGAAGCAATCTATGGGATTGTTTATTAATAAGGAGGTTTTGAACTAATGGCAGGCGGAACATGGACAACTCAAAACAAAGTGCGCCCAGGGGTGTACGTAAATGTAGCATCGAATCAAGGTGCCATCGGCAAAATGGGAGAACGCGGGATTACTGCTTTGGCACTTGCCTTATCATGGGGAGAACCTGGAGTGATCATGGAGATTACCCCGCAGGACGACGTGAATAAGCTGCTAGGTTATGATTTGGAACATCTAACATTACTGCCAGTACGCGAAGCGCTGAAACGTGCGGGAACGTTACTGCTCTATCGATTGAATGAAGGGGTTAAAGCGGCAGTTACGAATAGTGGTCTGCAAGTAACGGCTAAATACGGCGGTGTACGCGGAAACGATCTTTCTGTTGTTATTGAAAAGAATATTGAGAATAATGCTCTTTTTGATGTAAAGACACTGCTGAATGGAACTGAACTGAATAAACAAACGGTTGGAACGGCTGAAGAGTTGGTCGCTAACGATTATGTACAATTCCAGAAAAATGGTGCAGAAGGCTTGAAGCTAACCGCAGGGATGCCGCTTATTGGCGGAGCTAATGGTACGGTGACAAATGGTGCGCATAGCGATTTCTTGTCTGCTCTTGAGGTGCTTGAGTTCCAAACGGTTGGACTAGTATCACAGGATAGTACGCTTAAGGCGCTGTATAGCTCTTGGGTGAGAAGACTGCGGGATACGGAAGGTAAGAAAGTGCAGGCTGTACTATCGGATTATGCTACTGCGGGTCATGAGGGTGTGATCAGCGTGAAGAATGGGGTAGTACTGAGTGACGGAACTAGGATTGATAACAACAATGCTGTTGCTTGGGTGGCCGGTGCTACGGCTGCTGCTGAGGTGAATCAATCACTGACTTATCAGGGATATGACGACTCCGTTGACGCTGATGTGCGGCTTAGCCATTCTGAGACGACTGCAGCTTTGCTGCGAGGTGAATTGCTCTTTACTTACAGTGGAGGGCGAGCTGTGGTGGAGCAAGATATTAACACGTTTACGGCATTTTCTCCGGATAAAGGCAAAGCGTTCTCCAAAAATCGTGTGCTACGCGTGCTGGATGGGATTGCGAATGATCTGAAGCGTATTTTTGAGAACTACTACATTGGTAAGGTAGCGAATAATGAAGATGGACGGGCTCTGTTCTGGTCACAATGTGCGACTTATATGAATGATCTGCAGGATATGGGTGCGATTGAGGGCTTTAACGCGCAGACAGATGTTGTCGTTGTGGCTGGTGCGGATAGTGATAGTATCGTGCTGGATGTGGCTGTGAAACCGGTAGATTCCGTAGAAAAAGTATATATGAAAGTGAAGGTGGTTTAAGATGGCATTTTTAAAAGCTAGTGATACGATTTCCGGCCAGGAGGGCCGTGCGTATGCCGTGATTGGTACGCAAGCTGAAGAGATGTTCTATGTGAAGACGCTTGAAGCTACGGTAGAAAAAACAAAGGCAGAGGTGAAGACTCTAGGCCGCCGTGGTGTTCAGCATAAAGCGACTGGATGGTCGGGCAGCGGTTCGATGACGATTTTTTATATGACTAGCCGTTTCCGTCAGATGATGCTCGATTATATGAATACAGGTGTCGATCAATACTTCGATATTGAAGTTACGAATGAAGATCCATCGTCCAGTGTGGGAGCACAACGTATTATTTTAAAAGGCGTGAACCTTGATAGTGTCATCATGGCTTCTCTTGATACAGAATCAGATGCGCTGGAAGAAGAAGTGAGCTTTACCTTTGAAGACGTGCAGATTGTGCAAGCATTTGGCGCTCCCGCCGGCTCCGGAAAATAATAAAGACAACTAGATAGGAGCAAGTAAGGCCCGGGTGTGCAGGTGAGCGGCGGGTCTCTTCTCTGTCTAGTTAGTAGTACTAGAAGAAACTAAATCATTTTAGGAGGAAGACAATGAGTGAATTAAGTTTGTTTTTTGCGCAAAATGTAGCATGTGACACGACCGAGGAGTTTGTAGTATCGCAGCGGTTTAAGGATAAGGAAGGAAACGCAGTTGCCTGGAAGCTACGCAGTATGAACGAGGATGAGAATCAGGAATGCCGTAAAGCAGCTACTCGTAAGGTCAAAGGTAAGAACGGAGTGTATACCTCCGAGATTGAACCGAATGATTATATGGCTAAGCTTATGACCTCAAGTGTGGTGCATCCAGATCTGAAAAATGCTGAGCTACAACGTTCTTATGGTGTTCTTGGTGCCGAAACGCTGCTGCGTAAAATGCTGCTTCCAGGTGAATTTGCGGCACTGGGTGAACGGGTACAGGCCTTGAATGGCTTCGGTACAGATATGAACGAGCTGGTGGATGAAGTAAAAAACTAATCAACGAGGGCGACAGCGAAGCCAACTTGGCTTACTACGCCCTCCACGAGCTGCATATTTTACCGCATGAGCTGATGAAGCTGTCTTCGCGCGAACGTGCCGCAATCTATGCGATGATTTCTGTTCGGGTGGAGAAGGAGAAGCGGGATCAGGCACGGAGTAAGGCGAGGAAGAGATAGGGGGTGAATGAATGAAAATAGAAGCATCTAAAGCTATAATGCTACCGATGAAATCCCTGGGAATTTGGAAGAGTGTTAATAAACAATGTGTTCGTGTAAACAGTAATCTGGATATCGTTAATCGTCTACTCAAGGGAATGCAAGTAGTTGTTAAGCGGTCAAGTGATGAAATGAGCCGTTCTCTTAATCAAGTTAACCAGTCTTTACAGGACATCAACGATACACTACTTGAGGGCTTTAAACGGCTCCCTCCTAAGGTTGTAGTTTCCAGGGATATAGTTATTGAGCAAAGCCAACAAGCGGGGCAATCTCAACAGCTAGCTCTTCTATTGGGTAAAAAGGAAGAAGAAAAAGCGAAGAAGGTAAATTGGTGGAAGGGATTAAAAGCAAAAGAGAAAAAGAAAGAAGAAGAGAAAAAGCCTGAAGTTAAGGCCGATCCAACCCCCAAGCCCAAAATCAATCTGAGCAAGGAACCACCAGTTCCACCATCCCCACCATCTCCTGACTCGAAAATTATGAAATTTCTCAAGACAGCAGATGTGGTGAAACCATTTAACGCGGTTAAGTCTTTGGGGGAGAAAGCTGTAAAAGCTGCGGCAGAACCAGAAGATATCGCCAACTGGAATAAGCTGAATGAGAATACAGACGCTGCGCTTGGAAAAATCGGTGAGAAAGCAATGGGAGCCTTGAGGCCAGTGATGGATACCTTGAACACGGCGCTAACTTCAGGCCAATTGTTGCCGATTATAGATGCCATGGCTAATGGATTTCTCTTCATTGCTAATGTGATTAGCATGGTAGTTGATGGAATATTATGGTTGGTTGGAGTAGTGCAGGAGAACTGGGCTTGGATTGAACCTTTCCTAATAGCGATAGCTACCGTCTATTTAGCAGCAATAATTGTTCAGGTGTATCTACTTGCAGCAGCATGGATGGTAGCCAACTGGCCTATTCTAGTAGTAATAGCCGTTATTGGAGCTCTTATTTTAATTTTTCAGTTATTAGGTGTTTCAGCGGGGGATGTCGTTGGAGCTATAGCTGGGGCATTTGGGTGGTTAGGGGTCCATATACAGAATATTATAATATATTTGCAAAATATATTTATAAGTTTTAAAGATTTTCTTCAGAACTTGTTTATAGATCCTGTTTATGCGATTAAGAAGCTCATTTACGACTTAGCAGTTAACTTCTTGGATCTTATGTATCAGATGGCAATTGGCGCTGAAAACTTTGCAGGTGGATTTATGAAGGTAGTAGCACAAGCTATTAATGCAATGCTACCAAGTGTTAAGAAACTACTGGATTTGTTGAGCAAAATACCAGGATTAGAAGGATTAGCTAATATAAAAATAGATTATTTAAATCCTGAAGAACCCCATGCTGTGAGCGGAATGATTAAAAATTTGAAGGGACAATTGGTTGCCCCAACCAGTGATAAGGCTGTGAAAAACTCTGAGAAGAAAGATTATTTAGAATATGCGGATACAGTTAATGCTTACGCTCAAAAGGGGAAGGATTTCGCTGGGAAATTTAGTGATTTGGGAAGGAAAGCAGAAAAGATAACGGAAGAGGCAAAAGGGCAATCAAAAATCTCACAAACAGAAATCTTTGCCAACCAGAGCAACAATCTAAACACCGTAAACCGCGTGAAAGAACTCGACTCCATCAACGACACTGTAGACATCTCTAGCGATGATCTGAAAATGCTGAGGGAGCTGGCGGAGATTCAGGCGATCCAGAATTTTGTGCAGCTGACGCCGACGGTGCAGGTAACAACTGGAAATATCAACAATGCTGGAGACATTGATACGATTATCAACAAGATCGGGCAAAAGCTGAACGAAGAGTTTGTCTCTGCAGCGCAGGGGGTGTATACGTAACGTGGAAGAGTACGGGATTTTTCTTGGTTTTAATAATCAGGCGGAAGCATTCCGGCTACCAGTCAACCCGGAGACCTTAGAGATCAAAGAGAGCGGGGATGGAAAAAGCTATACCATTATAGATTTGGGTGAAATCAATACGATTGCTTATCCGAAGCTTACGGAGATTACAATTGAAAGTATTTTTCCGGCACAAAAATATCCGTTCGTATTGGTGCAAGAGGACGGGTTGAAGAGACCTTTTGAATATGTGGAGCTGATTAAGAAGTGGATGACTAGTCGCAGACCTATTCGTTTTGTATTCTCTGGGGTGAGTTATGCTGATGACTTGAAAAAAGCTGATGGGAAGCTAAACAACCCTCAGAAATGGTTAAAGGAATCATCGACTAGTGAGGATAAATCCATAGAAATTGATTTCGGTGTGAACATGGCTATGAGTATTGAAGGTTTCTCTTGGAAGCTCAGTGCGGGTACATCAGGGGATATTGAATATTCTTTATCTCTCAAAAAGTATGTATTCTATCAAGCGGTAGCAGTTAAGGTTGTCAAAGATGAAGTGAAGGTAGAACAGAAGCGGGCTAATGAAAAGCCCAAACCTAAAACGTATATCATGAAATCTAAAGACAATCTATGGAAAATCGCTAAAGAAATTCTTGGAGATGGCAAAAGGTGTGGAGAAATCCAGAAACTTAATGGCATTAAAGATAGTGAGCTGAGGAAGCTTCCAATCGGTAAGGTCATTAAGCTACCGTAGGAGGCTGTTATGGAGCTACTTGTAAAGAATAAGGAAGGACATTTATGGGATATTTCAGGTATCGTCTCCGATATTACATGGAAAACTGCTCGTTCAGGCAAACCATCAACGCTAGAGTTAACACTTGTGGACAGTGGTATCTATCAGCATCCCAAGTTTAGCATCAGCAACGGTGATATTATTCAGTTCAGCAAAGATAATGTGGATGTATTCTACGGGTTTGTGTTCAGCATTGATACAGGCTCGGATCAAGAGATTAAGCTGACTGCTTATGATCAGATTCGTTATTTACTAGGCAATGGTAGTTATGTTTTGCAGGATGTCACGGCTAGCGATGTTATTACTAAAATAACCAAGGACTACGGCCTGAAGACAGGTGTGCTGGAGGATACAGAGTACCGGATTCCCTCTTTAATCGAGGATGACAAAAAGCTGCTGGACATTATTATGGGAGCGATCGGCAGTGAGCTTCAGTATAAGGGGCGGTTGATGGCTTTTTATGATGACTTTGGTAAGCTAACGCTGCGAAAACCAGAGTCTATGCTGCTTAATCTGGTGTTGGGAGCGGGGCATTATCTGTATGACTATTCGCTCAAAAAAAGTATTGATGATGATACGTACAACACCATTTTTCTATACAAGGATAACGAGAAGTCTGGTAAGCGTGATTTCTTTCCGGTTAGCGATAAGGATAATGTGAAACGCTGGGGTATCCTGCACTTGTATCAGAAGGCCGATGACAAAGCGAATGCTGCACAAATTCAGGAGAAGGCAAATAATCTGCTAAAAATGCACAACCGTGAAAAGCTTAGTCTCTCCGTACAGGCGATTGGTGATATGCGCGTAAGGGCTGGTAATTTCATTTATGTCCTGCTTGATGAATTCAAGACTCAGGTGTTTCTGGTGGATCAATGTAGTCATAAGATTTCCGGTGGGGAGCATACGATGTCCCTCGATATAAAGGTGGTGTAGAAATGATGTTGGATATTATAAAAAAAGCAAGCTTAGGAGCCGTGGGAAATACAAATCCCGTGGCTTTTTCTTATGGGACAGTAACGGAGGCAGCTCCTTTGCAGATCCAGGTGGATCAACGTTTTATTTTATCGGGGAATGCGCTAGTGCTGCCTGAATCGGTAATGGAATGTAAAGTCGAGCTAGAGGGTAGAGAAGTGGTAGTGCGTCGAGGACTTGCCTCTGGTGATCGGGTTCTGATGGTTCGGATGCAGGGTGGACAAAGCTATATTGTTCTGGATCGGCTGGTGAGTCCGATATGATTCCTGCGATTGGAAAAGCTGGACCGATAACTGCCCTTCTTGAAGGCGAGGTCAACCTTGAACGTGGGGAAAGCCCCAGTCTAACCTACCGAATGGATTGGGACAGAAAAAGGATCACTGGCCAAGCGGATGGACTTGAGGCAGTGCAGCAGGCAGCAGCCAAAATTCTGCGAACCGATAGATTTGAACATCTGATTTACAGTTCGGATTACGGAACAGAGTGGCAGCTGGTTCTGGGTAAGGATCGGCTGTTGGTCAGAGCTGAAATCAGACGTGTCATTAGTGAGGCCTTACTTCAGGATGAACGAATCCTTAGCTTAGAAAATATTGAGGTTTCTTTTAACGGGGATAATCTAACTTTTGATTGTAAGGTGGTCACACGCTATGGGAATTTTCAGCTGAGAAAGGAGTGGGATGAGGATGTATGAGGATCAGACGTATGAGGCTCTTTTAGAGCGGATGCTGGACCGGGTTCCGTCAGGTCTGGATAAACGAGAGGGTAGCATCATTTATGACGCGCTCGCTCCGGCAGCAGCAGAGCTGGCGCAAATGTACATTGAGCTGAATGTGAATAATAATCTGTATTTTGCAGATACGGCTACCGGTGAGTACTTGGAGCGAAGTATCTCCTGGTCAGGAATTGTAAGGCGTGAAGCGAGCAAGGCGCAGCTAAAAGGAATTTTTTATAAAGCGGATGGGGGATTTGTGGATGTTCCTCTCGGTAGCCGCTTCTCACTCGATATGCTGAATTATATGGCTGTGGAGAAGCTATCTCCTGGAGTGTATCGGTTAGAGAGTGAAACCGCTGGAGAAGAAGGAAACCGATATTTTGGTTCTTTGCTGCCAGTGGATTATATTTCAGACCTCGCGCGCGGAGAAATAGCTTCTCTTCTGATCCCTGGAGAGAACGCCGAAAGTGATGAATCGCTACGCCAGCGTTATTTGGATTCAGCCAGACGCCCAGCTACTAGCGGCAATAAATATCACTACATGGAGTGGGCTATGCAGGTTGTGGGGGTGGGAGGTGCACGTGTTTTTCCGTTATGGAACGGTCCTAAGACGGTGAAGGTGATTGTTGTGGATGCCGAGAAACTTCCTGCTTCTGAGCTACTGGTGACTAAGGTTCAGCATTACATTGATCCGGTCTCTGGAGCTGGTGAGGGGCAAGCTCCTGTAGGTGCAGTTGTAACTGTGGCGTCGGCAACGGGCAAAAGCATTAGTGTAAGCGCAAAACTAACCCTTGCTACAGGTTATGCGCTGCAAGCAGTAAGTGAGGAATTCAAGGCGATTCTTGAGGGCTATCGTAAGGAGAAGGCTTTTTCAGCAACCTATATCAGTCAGTCTGTAATCGGGGCACTATTGCTAGCAACTGAGGGAGTCGCGGATTACAGTGAGCTGAAGCTGAACAGTGGAGCGGGCAACGTAATGTTGAACGAAGAAGAAGTGCCGTTGTTCGGTAATGTTCTACTGGAGGTGTAGGATGGGATACCCAGAGGACATTGATATTTTTCAAGAAAAGCTAAATAAAAAAGCAAACGGTGGTAGCTACGTCATCGAAGAAAGATTACCGCTTGTAAATGGCATGTACAGTGGTGGTCTCGCACATGACAACATCAATAATCAGACCATCGCAGTGTACACAGGGTCACAGTATTCTGGGATTGAGCTACGCAATTTTACGGTGTCTTTTCCGGATGAGGCGCCATGGCGGCGGTTGATTAAGATTTTTGCTGATGTGCCAGAGGTGTATGTGACTTACGAAACTCCTGGCGATACGGTGGAAGCAGAGGATATTAACGGTTTGCAGGTAAGTCTTTCTGCTGTTCAAACTGAAATTGAACGGTATAAGAACAAGGGCCAGATTGACGGGGGATCATTTAGAAGAGAGGTGTAAAATGGCGCAAAGTATACAAATAAAGAGGGGCACGAAGGCGGAACTAACGAGTTATGGAGTGTTGAAGGTGGGCGAACTTGGTTTTTGCACTGATACTAAGGAAGTCTATATCGGTGACGGCACATCTAATTCCATGGTCGGCAGGGCGCTTTCGGGGCCAGAAGCCTCGCGGCCGGTTGCGGGAGTAGTTGGTCGTTTGTATTACGTGACTACGGGTGCGAATAGTGGATATTTATATTTTGATGATGGGGCAGCTTGGCGGCGGGTGAATGCGCAGAAGCTTAGCGATCTGACGGGTACAATCGACGATATCGCTGATGGAGCAACCTATGCGAAGGTGCTTAAAGCGGATATTAGTGCGGGGCATATCAACAAAGTATCAGATGGTACGAACGTAAAGACTGCCGCTGAGATCAAGACTCACATTGACGATGTGGCCAAGCACCGGACGATCAATGATGCGGGGACTACGATTACAGACTTGTGGTCTGCGCAGAAGATTAAAAATGAAATTGAGCTGGCCAAGCATAACATCGAACCGCAAGCGTCGGTAAAAGATCAGAACCTGCTGGCTCCACCAGCCAGTCCGGTTGAGGGTGATCGATACATTATTCCAGCTGGAGCAACCGGGGCATGGGCGGGGAAAACGAATCAAATCGTGGAGTACCAATCTGCTGCTTGGGTATTTTATGTTCCTGCCGTAGGCTGGACCGCTTACGTCGATGATGAGCAGAAGATTTATAGCTGGAATGGCAGCGCATGGGTTCGTACGGGTGGTGCATTACAGACCATTACAGCTGGAAACGGACTGATTGGTGGTGGTCAGGCCGATGCTGTGACGCTGAATATTGGTGCAGGCAATGGGATCACGGTTACTGCAGACGCCATTGCGGTTACGGCTGGAAAAGGGATCTCCGTGGACGCGGTTGGTGTAGCAGTAAGTGTGGATGGAAACAGCATTGTTTACGACGCAGCGAACGGCAATAGACTTACCGTAGCCAGTATTGATGGCGGAACATTCTAGGGGGCGGGACAATGGCTCTAAAAACATTGATTCAAATACGCCGCGGCTTGGAAAGTGCGATTGGAGCACTGGCTATTGGTGAGCTTGGCTATTGTACAGACAGTGGGAAGCTATATATCGGTTCTGCTGCTGGGAATGTCTTGCTAGTTGCGGCACAAAGTACCGGGGACATGCTGAAAAGTATTTACGATACGAATAACAATGGCAAGGTGGATTTCGCGCAACAAGCGGATAGTGTAGCTTGGGCGGGGGTAGCGGGTAAACCAGCAGTGTTTCCTCCGGCGGCGCATACACATGATTATTTGCCCAAAGGCCCCCTAACCTGGAATCAACTGAAGGGGGTGTAGAGGATGAGTTACGGCAGCTCTTTATACAGCGAATTGCAATATTCGGCAGATAAAGATTCGAGCCATCCGGGTGAAGTCGAAGCGCCTGATCTAATGCAGTATTTGTCGGATTATTATAAGGATGTTCGTGAAATGGAGAAGCTTCAGGAGACCATCGGGATCGAAATTGGTGGACTGAAGGTAGGCACTATAGATGTACTGGATCAGGCGTTTATTGAAACGGCAACGGTAAGTCTTGGACGTTGGGAGGCTGAGCTTGGACTAAATATTGATTCATCCAAGTCATATGCCACACGCCGAGAGATGATTAAGGCGAAACTGCGTGGAAACGGGACGACAACGCCGGAGATGATCCAGCGGACGGCGTCCGCTTTTTCAGGTGGTGTGGTTGAAGTTAAGGAAGTGCCCAATGAGTATCGTTTTGAGATTCATTTTGTGAGTACGTTGGGCATTCCTCCCAATATGGCAGGGTTGATTCAAATCATCGAAGAGATTAAACCTGCGCATTTGGCTTATGAATTTGTGTTCAGCTATACGTGGTGGGACTCCGTTAAGGTTTTGACTTGGGAGAGTGCTCACAATAAAACATGGAACGAATTAAGAACTTATAGATAGGAGAGTGACACATGCAAACCACAGGAAATTTGGGCTTAAAGAAGCCCGAGGGAACAGATATCGTTGATATTGCCGATCTGAACGGGAATATGGATATCTTGGATAATGCTGTTAATGGCAAGGTTGATAAAGTTACTGGCAAACAGCTGTCTACCAACGATTACACCGCTGCAGAGAAAACAAAGCTAGCGGGCATTGCTACAGGAGCGACCAACTATACTCACCCAGCTACTCACCCACCAGCTATTATTGTTCAAGATGCGAGTAATCGGTTTGTTACGGATGCTGAAAAGACAGCATGGAATGCGAAAGAGACTCCTGCTGGCGCTCAGGCAAAAGCTGATGCAGCGGTAGCGGCGGTAAAAACGGACTATATTCGTCAGCCGGGATATGCTGCAACTAGCGGCACAGCTACAGCTTATAGTGTAGTCTTAGCCCCAGCCCCTACTACAACACCGGATGGATTTGGTATCACTATAGTTCCGCACGTAACCAATGGTGCAAGCCCTACGCTCAGTGTTAACGGACTTGCAGCAGCGCCTCTTAAAGATCAAAAAGGCGTAGCGTATACAGCAGGAAAATTGCTAGTTGGCAAGCCTTATACGTTCCGGCGTGTGGGTACGGATTTTTTGGCAGATAGCGCGGGTGGCTCTGGTAATGCGGTAGCAGGAGATATTCGCGCAGGGAAAACGGCGGCAACAGACGCAGGGGATATTACAGGGACACTCCCGGTTCAAACTGGTGGTACGGTGACTCCGGGAGCAACGGCAGTCGTCAAGCCAGCAGGGATTTATGATGCGGCGATCACTGTCGCAGCCGTTACAGTTCCAGCGGCTAAGGTCCTGAATGATACCACGATTGCCGGGACGAAAGGGACTATCCCAATAGCGAATCCAGTAGCGAGTACCCATTGGCCTGCCCCTGAGGTCTCTTACGGAGCATACTCAGGTGATGGTATTCCATATTTGTATTTAACTGCTCCGAATGGTCACTATCTAAATGGTGTCAATTGGGTTAGATATCGTGAACCTAATTTCAACCCTGCATACTACCGATCAGATGTAAACATGTTCGGTCAACAAGGAGCTATGCCCGTTATCAACGATGCGGCTGATCCAGCAACAGGTATTGGAATTTGGGGTGATGGCGGCTTAGCTGTATATCCAAGAGAGGGCTACAGAAAAGGCGGCGCTGGTGCAGGAGAGATTAAAGTACCTTTGGATTTGTTGAGGACTGCCGTCCCATTGTACCCTCAGTATATAGCGGCAGGCGTCAATATGTTTAATGTTATTGGAACATTGCAGCCTCGATTATACGCAGCAGGAAGCGGTAATCTTGCGGATTACGTGCAAGTTAGTGATTATGCAACTAATGATAACTGGGGAACTTATAGTTTGACTGTAACGGGATTGGCATTTAAACCTCGTGTGGTAAGGATTATAACTGGCAAGAGTATGTACGCATTTTCGGTATATGCTAGGGGTATAAATCCTAGTGGAATAAACGGTCAAGATGGACTCACCACCATGCACACAGGAAGTAATAGATTTGTACAAATTTGGACGCCAGCCGCACCCGGAATTGTATGGGCTTCAGACAATGGCTTCAGATTACCAGCTGGTGGAAATGAACCCGGATTAGCTGTTTCATGGGAAGCGTGGGGATAAGAAAGGGGAATACTAATGGATATAGGCAGAAAGATTTATTACGATAAAGCTACAGGAACCGTCCTAGTGGATACTGGAGAACGTTCCGGTTTAGTGGTAGAAACGACGCAAGAACAGGATTTTGAAGCTTACAAGGCACTAGCGGAGAGAACACCGGAATCAGTAGGAGTTCTAGAACTAGAGTATGGTGAGTACCGCGAAGACTTTGGACGAACTAACGGGTATTGGGTCAATCCAAAGACATTAGAGATTGAGTTTAGCTATCCAGATCCTAATGTCGATCCTGTGCAGCCACAAGAACCAGTATTTCAGAAGCCTTTGACCGAAAGGATCAAAAATGTTGAATCAGAGAGTGCTGGCATGGCACTCGAACTAGCAACGACTCAATATCGATTGGATCAAGCAGAGCAAGAACAGGCAAATCTACTTCTGAGTCTCGTGGAAGGAGGTGTACTATAAATGAACTGGTACGCACTGATTAAGCGATACTTTGACGCAGGTTTGTATACGGGAGAACAGGTACAGGTATTTGTTACAGCCAAAAAGATAACGACTGAACAAGCTAAAGAGATTACAGATAGCGCCATATAGTAGGCGTTTTAATTTTGCCCTCGTAGCTATTACGGGGGCTATTTATATTGATCAATAGATAGAGAGGGGAGTTGTTATATGTCTGTAGGGGGAGTCAATCCAGAAGGAGGGACCGGAGGTGCAGTCTTGGAGAATCGTATGGAGGATGTTGAAAATCGTCTGTCCGGAATGTCCGATGAGTTGATGCGCTTCGGCGCAGAACACGCCACATTTAGCACAGAGCTACGATTGCTTAAAGAGAAGCAGTCCAGGCACGAGGAAGACGTAAAGCAGATCAAAGAATCCACTATCGAAATGAAGATACAATTTAACGAGATTATGAGGCGTTGGGATACTTTGGACTCACGTGTGTTCCAGCTATTGCAACAATCTCAGACGGACAGCAAGAGCGAACGAAAAGTGTTTGTTGATCTACTTAAATACGTTCTGGCTGGTACTATCTTTGCTATTATTGTTTTTTTATTTAAAGGAGGGGTATAGATGCTCACATTGTCCCAAATCAAAGAAAAATCAAGTAGACGTCTAACCAACCTACACCCCATAGTCCGTTCCGCTGCTACTGCTCTAATCGAACGTTGCTACAAACTCAACATCTCCATTCTCATTACGCAAGGACTTCGCACAATAGCCGAGCAAGATGCTCTCTATGCACAAGGCCGTACTAAACCTGGAGCGATTGTTACCAATGCGCGTGGCGGGTATAGCTACCACAATTTTGGATTAGCCGTAGATTTTGCTCTTTTGCTGCCGAATGGATCGAGTGTGTCGTGGGATATGCGCCGGGACGACAATAACAACCAGATCGCGGATTGGCAGGAGGTTGTAAAAGAGGCCAAGGCACTTGGATTTGAGTGGGGAGGCGATTGGACGAGCTTTAAGGACTATCCACATTTTCAAATGGCATTTGGCTTAATGCTCACACAGTTACGTGCAGGGGCAAAGCCCTCAACATCTGCGGTGGAGTCAGCGTATAAGGTCATCAATCGGAAGGAGGAAGAAGAATTGAAGGGTGATATTTTTGCCGTCGTAAAAGTTAACGGGGTTAAGGTTGCAGATGGAGTGCTTGAAAAAGGCATCACCTACGTTCCCGTTCGTATTATTGCGGAAGCGCTAGGCGCACAGGTGGGGTATGATTCCGCGACTCGAACGGTTGAGATTACAAGTACTCACTAAGGAGGTATCTATCATGGAAACTAGAGAGATTTTAGATGATGTTATGGCATTCGCCTCTATCTTAGCAGTATTCGTACTGGCACTTGTTCAATTGGTCAAAAATAGTATCAGCATCCCGCGTAATGCAGTCCCAATTATCGGACTATTAATAGGCTTGCTCATCGGAGCGGCAGCGTATCCTTTTACCGATCTGGATATCGTCCTTCGGCTTTGGGCTGGAGGGCTGGCTGGTTTATCTGCGACGGGGTTGTTTGAGCTAGCTTTTAAGGATCGCCCGGGGACGACGAAAGAGTAA